GTTCCCAAAACTCTGCGGGCCAAACTCGGCATCACACTCCTAACGACGGACGACCGTCCTTCTTATGTGCGTTCACCGCCAACCAACCCTGAGAGGTTGGTTAGGTCCCGCCAAATACCGGTCTACACCAGTAAAGGCAGCATTCGCGATCTTGGCTCCAGCGTGGCTAGCCACCCTGCCCAACGTAGTAGTCCAACCTGGATACTTAGAATCAAGATACCCCAAAACGGTTTCATAGAAACCTGGAGGAGTAATTTGCTTAGGTATAGGTTGAACAAAACCCAAGGTAGCCTTGGGCTTCCACTCTACTACCTGGATGAACTCAATCTGCAAAGGACTGGATGTGGTATCAATACCAGTCCAAGCAAACCCAGAAAGGGTTGAGCCCATCCGTAGAGCTTCGTTAGATGCATAGGTGGCTGACGTCCCAGCCGTACCCACTGTGAATGGCGATTCCCTATCGGTCTTCCAGATCCTACTTCTCTCGGAAGGCCGTGACGTTATTTCCCTCGTCTCAATACCAAACCGCTCCGTCTTAGAAGCCAATACGAAGGCTTCACTAGTTGAGATAGCATTTGTGCCGTCCCCCTCAATGAGGAGTTCAGCTGGTATCTCTTCCAGGTAAGCCAACATTCCAGCAGCTGACAAAACAGGCCCGGTGTAGGTCATACGCATACACGCGGATATCACACGGAACTGAGAACAGCTCGTGGAGTCAATAAACGCTCCTGCAGCCACTTGAAGGAACTCACCAGAATTATCATAATAATTGGTGGTTCCCAGCGGCGCGGCAACACTGTTGGTTGGGGAGTCTGAGGCTGCATTATCGGAATATGCAAATGCATTCCCGTGAGTACCATCAGACACGGTAGCCAAGAAAGGGTCCCATAGGACCATTCCATGTCCACCTGAAGTGTCATCAATGGTAAACGTAGTCTTAAACCTCTGTACAAAGCCCTCTGCACTTCCATAGAAGCCAGAAACCAACGTTGAATTGCATGGATCACTAACCATGCTAGCATATTTGGCAATCATACCGTTGCCATTAGTCTTGTTCCCTCTCTTACGGCGAGGAGCCTTTCTTCTCGCACTTCTCTTAGCCATAAGTGCACACAAACTCAATGAATTACCTCCCGCGGCGCGGTAATTATGAGCCAGGTGAAGCACCAAACATGCTAAGGGTCCAGCCTCCAACATCAGCCAACCCAACAACACATGAAGAACTAAGTTAACAAAACTCTGGTAACAATATGATTCAATAAGACCAAACAGCAAACTGAAGAACCAAGGTTGACACCACCTCAAACCTTCCTCCAAGATCACACCGACAACAAGCCTACGAATTCCTTCCGTAGGCTGTGAGTCCGTTTCCACCAAATGGTTGTCAATGTGTATCTCAGAACCCCAATCTTTCTCAATCATGTAGTCAGCTGCATCACAATCGAGTTTGATAGGGAATCCTGTTTGGAGGTTGGTTTCTAGGTCGTCGAGGTGTTCATGCGACAAGCCATAAACACGATCAAACCATTGATAAGTTTCGTCGGTGCATTCGATTCCTTCTACATCAGTGTACTCATTGTACTCTTCCCTGTGTGCATCAACCATCAGGAAATGGCGATAGTACAACCAATGCGAGTACGCGCCACGTAACCCGGGTAACCACCTCAAGTTATGCGACAAACCTTTGAGAATTCCCACATACTGTCTTTGCACCTCATCAGGACTATAATCCGTGTTCTTGCAGAAAAATGTCTTAGCCAACATTTTCCCAGGTTTTGGCGTTAAAACCAAACCCACCGAAGACGGGATGAAGTAGCTCGAGCAGAATTCAACATTGTCAAAATCCACATATTTGAGCTTGCTGATCAAACCAAGACGATCAAACTTGCGTTTAACACCATCCAGGTATGCTTCATCAACACAATCATCGAAAAAGAACACTGAATCATCACCCTTAACCAGCAAGTTGCGTAATTTGTCACCTGCTGCATAAGATGCAAGGATTAAAGTAAGTAGGGAATTACCTCCGAGAGTCTCTGAACGTCCAGAACAGCGCAATGCTCGGCACACATAGTAGCCGTCTTTAGGCAAAGAAACAAAAATATGGTCTTTGTCCAGACGCATCAGATCAGCAATATGTTTCGGCAAGCCAAACAGTTGAAAAGCTCGAATCAAAATTTCCAAGCATTCTTCATTCTGTGTCGAATCAAACCTCGAAAAATCACAATCAGCCAACCTAGCACCTTCACGGTGTTCTTCCATAAACCTCCCAATCTCCACACTTTCCGCATGCAACGGAAAACATACACCATAGTGTATCAATTCCGAGCTCAGTACTTCAAGAAGTGGAATTAACCATCTACCAACAGAAAAATTTAATCTGACATTACTGGCAATGATAGGTCTGGGGGGCTTGGGTTTCGGATAAAACTCTGATTTCATAAAAAGGCTTGATTCGTTGACTTTGTCCGCAGGTATGTACTCATCATACTGATCTGCATATTCACGGCGGAGACGTACTTGTTTCTTAGCAGGAAAACGCGACACCCATTCTTCAAAACTGAGTGGATCGAAGTCCATTTCTTCCGCAATAGCGTAAAAATACTCAGGTAACTCCAATTCTTTCCAAACAGTTGGGTCGCATTTCCTTTCAACAAGAACTTTGTCTACAACGCACGTGTGTACATTATGCGCGCAGCGTCGGGGGATGCAAGGCAGGTGGTCGGGGTGGTACACCATAGGGTACGCTCTCACACCAGGTTCACAAACAGCTTCATCATAGCCGGAAGGCGGAACATACTTGATGGTCTTGTAACTATCAAGTTTCTCCGTGGGTCCACCACAACAATAATCCATGAGTTTCAACATACTCAATGGTAGGATAGGACCCCTAGCTTCCAACCTAGCTAGGCCATGTGTTTTAGATATGAGCCAAAACAACTCCACTACAGCCGGTATCTTACCCTGAGGCATGAACATGTAGGCAGTGATTCGCATCAACGTAAGCATTTCCATGCTGTTGACACGAAGATAAAAGGAGAATGAGTGAAAAACCAAAAGATCAAGAAGCGCCAACCGCCAATCAAACCAAGAAGCAATGACAGCAAACCACAAGAAGACCTCAACCCAATAGGTTCGGTTCTGCAGTTGCAAATTCAATCGCGACTTGTGTTCAGCAGCCTTAGCAACAAATCGATCATTGACACGGAAAAGATCAGGCATGATGGTTTCATAATACCTCGAGGCAGTCCTAGTAACTTCGATCACGTCCAAATCATGACCCTTGTCACGAGCAGCCAAAACCTTACGTCTAATCCTTTCAAGATATGACTTATAAGCCTTGGGAGTGAACTCTTCACTGCTCTTGTAACATTGCATGATTATTTCTTTAATCTGCTTATCTAGGTCCACGACCTTTTCTTCACACTTTTCCTCCACTACTACTGTCGGCTCGGGCTTCTCCTTCAACGCAACAATCTCTCTAGAGGCAACGAATCGTATAACAACGACGTCTTCAAATTCACGTTCCATCTCCCACGCTAGGGTACCTTCTTCACACACATAGCCTTCTTCATCAAGCCAGGCCATATCGCCGTGCGTGTACCATTGCATGTTTCCTTTCGCACGAGCATTCACAATACCGTCCTCACGTGTATACTCCATCTCTCCATGCATGATCGTACCCTTCCGCTTGTTGTAACGATGCAAAAGGGCATAATGAATGGGCAGCTTTTGTTTCAGCAGCCCAACCAACAGATCACGAGGTTGAACGTAGTATAGTGAATGTACGGACATGGATGCAACAAATGGATGACAGTCACACTCCTCCCATCGGTGCCTACAGTACCTAACACCTTTCAGAGCAAAAGATCGCGTAAGATCCTTCACCTCAAAATTGGGTACGCAGGAATGTATATACTTCCTACCCAACGAATGGTGCCTATTGACGGAGCCTCCTATATCACTGATTTTGCCGCAAACGATGTCTGCAGAACGCAGTTCACGGAAAAGGCATGTGATTATGAAAGCTTCGCCAATAGATCGGAAAGCAGCACAAAGCGGGTGCCTATTGTAAGTGCCGGGATCCTTAAGGTAGTTCAGCGTGACAGAGGGGTGGTACTTCGAAAGAATCTTGACGGTTTCATCAGTGTGTTCATTACTTTTCGGTATGTAATACTTAACAACACCACCAAACCAGTCTTCCTTCTCATCCTTGTTTTCGGGAAATTTAACTTGCTTAATAGCAGGAAATGGGTTAGTCTTTGATGGCCCAGGGGCCTTGGCAGCATCATCTGCTTTCGCTTCCGGTTCAGATTTCTCCTCCCCAGAAACAGGCTTCGCGGTATCTTGCTTCGCCTTCTTGCGCTTAGCGCGCTTCTTGCCAGGCTTAACTTCTGCAGCTTCAACCTTAGCATCCTCACCAGTTGAAATACCACACACATCGCGCTCAAAATCGAGCTCGGGCACGGCATCCACGGCAAGGGTTTTTGTCTCTTCAAAACTCATAGCAAAAACGTACGATTAGTATGTCAATCAGTTTAAGCAATTCCTACTAGGACTAAGTGTCTGATTATCGGGCAGACTTTACAAAAC